TGTAGTTATGTCCCATACCCTGCGCTCCAAACCTAATAACCTTTATCTTACCATCAGGTTTACGAACAGCAACAACTGCTTTTTTAGTTTTATGTCCAGGGGTTCTCTTAGGTTTATTTAAACCCGTCAATCCCACACGTTTTAATCTACTCTTTTCTGAATCAGATAGACTCATTTCCTATACCGCCTTGTTTTTTTTGCAATCTTCTTAGGTTGTTTAGAAACCTGTTTACCTTTTTTAGTATCTTTCTTTTTCTTTCTGCTCGTTGCGGCATACTCTTCTTTACTCAGAGACTTGATAGCCTTCTCAGGAAGATAACGCTCACCAGTAGCCTTCTTACCTTGAGTAGAAGGTTTACCAGATTTAGTACGCCACTTTTGTTTAGTCCACTTCTTAAGACTTTTTTGACTTTTTTTGAGTGCCACTCTTCTTTCCTTTAACTTTAGCCTGAGTTGTCTTAGATAATTCGTCTAAATGAAAAAGCCTTTTACTGCTTTTTGTATGTGTCTTACCTGAATGAAGCTTTCCATTAGGCATCTTGTGCATCCCTCCTTTATGAAGAGTGCCGTCTTTAAAATAATGTGGTACACCTTTAGCCACGATATCCACCTCCTGCTTTTTTATATTGCTGTGCTAACATCTGAGCTTTACGAGCAGACCATTGCCCTGCTTTACCGCCCTTAGATCCTGCTTTAATCTTATTAAACAATCGTTTACGCATAGTAGGCTTGGTATAATTACCTGCCTCATTTACTTTACTCTTAGTTTTCTTTTTAGCTGCCATCGTTACTTCCTATTTGATAAGGCAAAGTATCCACCAACACACCCACTCATAGCAAGATACTGTGTCATAATAATAGACTCTGCTTCAGCCATTCTCTCAGGTTGAAACAAAGTCATAATAGTTGTCAGCCCCATCAAAGTAATTAAGAACCAACACATATAACGCCTGTTTGATTGATGTTTCGTTACATCAAACTTAGGATCTTCATTCATTAGTTCTTGCTCACTGGTGTTCTGCCATCCTCATAAGCCTCATTTATATGAGGAGTGTCAGGATTGTCAGGAATAAAACGACCTTTATTATCTCTGGATCTTTCACCCGTAGGTTCACCAAACAAAAAAGTTCTTACATTTTCTAACCAGCTCATGTTCTTCTTCCTTTTTTAAAAAAAATTAAGTTTTTCATTTGTTTTTGTATAAGATCTTGTTGTTCTTTTATTTCTAATTCCTGTTTTTTTATATTTTCTATCTGCTTTTCTATTGAATCCTTAACAATGTCATACGGTTTTGTCATACTCAAAGAGTGTTGGCATAAGCTTCTAAAGAGTCAGCTATACGACCTGCTGACGCAGCATATATACCTCCTGCATTAGCCCTCTCACGTTGTCTTTCTGCTTCATCTTCTATATCTGTTAGACTCTTGCTCAAGTAAGACCGTGTTAAAGCATTTTCAAACTCCATAAACCGAGGGCTGTTAACAAAATCTTCCTCTGTTCTTGTGCCGTCTTTCGTAAAGTCCTCCATCTCCTGAGTATATCTTGCTGTTAACCCTTCGTTATCAGCTCCATATAATTGGAGATTAGCAGGGTCAGAAGATGCTGCAGTTGTTTCTGTTGTGGTGGTATCTGTTGTTACTGTGTTAGAGTTAGCGTTATCAATATCTGCTTGTGACGCTCCAAGCTGAGTGATGTCAAAATTAGCAGGTAGATTTACAGTATTACTACCCATACCTAAATCTTCAAAGATAGTACCAGGCATTGTATATGTGTAAGAACCATCAGCATTTTGCATTAAACCAGGAACACCTGCAAAATTACCACCTTGTGACTTTTCGTTTATGTCTTGTGGGCTTGGGATATCTTGATCAACAAAAGCGCCATCAACTCCGCTTGGGGCTACTCCCGTAGCGTCAACAGAAGGATCTCTTCTTGTGTAACGATAGGCTCCTGGTGTTGTAGCATACAAACCACCCGGCATTGTGTAATCCCTTGTATAATAGTTCGGCACATACCCAAACATACTGCTTCCAAAACGAGATGGGATGCCGCTGTAAGGGGAAGGGATGCCTCCTATTCCATAGTTCATCATAGGAGAACTAAAGCCTCCAAATTGTGATCTAAAGGACGGAACTCCCCCATAGGTTTCTTGTCTTCTTGGTGCCTGTTGGAGCCTGTTTAGTCTCCTTTGCAAAGCGCCTGCAATCCTTCCTGCTGATGGGGCATATATACTACTTTCTCCTGCTCGTGCAGTCTGTGCATCAAGATCAGACCTCAGTCTATCCTCATCTGACAAAGATCCTATTTGATCTATTAGTGTATTTTCAAAATCTTTAAACTGATCACTGCCAATAAACTCTTCTTCAGACCCACCCATTCCTCTATAAGCATTAAAAGTATTTGCGTAATCTCTATTTGTCTGATCTAAATCAACACCTGTTGTACCTTGCATAGGCATTGATCGTGTATATGGAGTTTGGAAAGGTGTGTAAAAATTAGGTTGAAACGAACCAAAGCCACCATAATTCTGCATCCCAAAATTTCCGGGACCTCCTGTCATTCCACCAATACCATAGCCCCCTCCATAAGAGCCAGGTGCTACAGTCCCGTAACCTGCTGGAGGCTGAAGAGGGAAACGCCCCATTGGATTAGGTCCAGAATATTCTCCTGTATTAAAAGGATATCCACTTTGATTTGGAGTTGGAGGGATTGTTCCCTTAAAACCAGTGTCTCCAAAAAATAAACTTCCACCACCACCCATAATACTTATCCTATATAATCTTCGCCAGTTTCCATCATTTCAGATAACCGACTTGCCCTATTGCCCACTTGTTCAGCCCAACGACTGTCAAGCATTTCACTTGCTACATTAGCCCAGTCTTTATTCTCTATTGCACCTAGCATTTTAGCAAATTGCTTTAACTTTGGCATCCCTAAATTAAATGCCATGTCAATTAAAACTCTTTTCCTGACTTCATCTAACTCAGCATACCACTCAAAATTATTAATTAACTCTTCTTCACATATTGCTATGTCATTATCTAGCAATAAATCTATTTCATCTTCAGAAAGCCCACGATCCCTTAGATTTCTACCAACACCTATGGTTTCTATACCCTCAGTGTCAAGATAAACTTTCTTTTCTACCCCCTCATGGAGCCTTATTTGGTCTTTTAATTTATCTAAAAACCCACTCATTTCGCACCTTCTTTAACCCTACGATTAACTAATTGAACCATATCAGTCTGATTCTTCCTTGCAGCCTCAAGTAAAACTCTTTGCTCATCTTTAAATTCTTGAGAGAAATCTGAAGATTGAAGCATTTTTAATCTTTTATTAATGTCTATTAGATTTTTTCTTAGATACTTTATGTCAGGACCTAAAGCGTAATAATTAGATAAATCACCGTTTAACATTTCAAAAACAGCATCTTGATTCCCATACTCACTCGCTCTAGATAAACGCCTTGCTACCTTAGAATAGTAATTATTTAATTTAAACACATCTCCCGTTACCCCTCGTGCCTCTGTATTGTCCATAAGAAAACGAGATATAAATGGAGCATCTGTAAATCTTTTGCTTGGTCTTTCTACTTCAGATGCTGTTGAAACAAGAGCATCAACTAAAGACAATACATAAAGAGAGGCTGTTCCTCCATATCCTCTAATAATATTATCTATTTCAACAGGGCTGATTTGAATAGGAACAGGACCTTTGCCTAAAAGCTTAGATGCTTGTATTGCTAAATCTGAAGTGCTTGCACGAATTACATCAGACGCTGGATACATTTGTGTTTCTTGATATGTAAGTAAAGGCCTTCCTTGGTAAAAAGAATAATTAAAAATCCATTCAGCTAATGGAGATATAGTTGTAGGAAGTTGGACTGACGTTGCCTCATGAAGTCCTCTGCGAGTAGATTCCATTAGAGCTTCAAATGTAGTGCTTCCAAAAGAGTAATCTAATAATCTTTCGGGTATAGTTTTAAAAATAAAACCAATTTCAAAAGGTATCGGAAGTTTAACATTATAATCATCAGGTAAAAAAGGAATATGCTTTCCTAAAATAATCCAATTGTTATCTTGTGTTGCATCATCAACGCTTTCCCAATCCTCATCACCAGCGTTCATCATCCAAATAACACTCGATAAAGTTACAAGCATACTTGCTCTGATTAAAAACAACTTCTTCATATCAGAGCTTGATAGCTCTGCATTTGTAGATGCGGCACGTCCTGTAAACCCTCTGTACAAAACATCCAAACCTTGAATACGAGCATTTAAAAATGGTGTTATAGCAGACATTGTTTTCATATAACGCCCACGTCTTCTGAAGTTTAATATCTCCTGCGCTTCATAAACAGCTTGAGCTTGGTTTCCTGTTTTTGCAAGAACATCATTATAAACTGCAATTCTTGTCGCTAAATCAGAGTATTCAGTTACTTTACCTAACTGATCCCAAAGTTGATAAAGACCAGTAAAACGTAAAGCTTTTTCTTTCTTGCTTCTTTTAGAAGGAAATTGTTTTTTTATTTCTTTTTCTATTTCGTTTGGTATTCTTGCATCAGAAGTAATACTAAAATCAAACCCCCCTTTAATACCTGCTTTTTTCAAAGATTGAGCAGAGGGATCATTATTAAAAGCATCTATAGCACCCTTAAGCGTTCCTAATATAGGCGTAATATCCCGTCCACTTGTAACAAATGCCGCTAAAGAATCACGGAAACCGTTTGCTAATATAAACCCAGGCTCACGAGTTATTAAATCTCTTAAAACATTAGCAGGTGATGTTAAAATCATTTCAACGGTTTTATATTGTGAGATAAAAGCCTGATCATCTCCTATTGACTCTAAGGCTTTCATTAATAATGGGTCATGAACAAAGAACTTTTGTTCTTTTCCATTAACCCGGACAGAGGTGTTAGCCCCTTCCTCATCTTTTGAAAGCGTAGCTCCAACAAAAACTTCTTCCCCTTCTTCCGTTGATTTAATAGTGTTTAAATTTAAACCATCACGTACAATTCTTTGTA